CGGGCCAGATTGCAGAACCGGACACACTCCCCGCTGACGGCATCGATGATGCTTTCGATCAACGTGCTGTCGACACTCCCCAGCCGGAGAGCCGCCTGGACCTTCGCCGCTGTGGTAAGTCGCCGGGCCGCGGCACTCCCAGCAGGCGTCACCACCTCGAACAGCAGGTTCACCGGCTCGCCGATCGCCGCCGCGGAGGTTCTTGCTCCGTCGGAGCAGCGCCCAGCGCCTCTGCCCACCCCTCGGCAACAGCGACCCTCGCCAGATCTCCCTCGACCAGCTCCGACACCTCGAACTGCCGCGGATGGAGGGCGCCATCCGGCGCCCCCACGAATGCCTTGATGACCCTCACCTTCATGATCAGGCCGGCGGGTTCGAGGTCGGCCGGTTGCGGGGATGGCCAAGCACCCAGACGCCCGCGACGAAGGCGTTACCGGTGTTGGCCGCCGGCGTGATCGTCACCCGCGCGTAGCGCTTCGGCCCGCGGTAGCCGATCTTGAACACCTTGTCGTCGTCGCTGAACAGGAAGCTCGCCTGGGTTTCGAGCCCGATCAGCTGGTCGTCAGGAACCGCGCCTGCGTCGGACATGTTGGCCGCGTCGCCATGCTCCACCAAGGTGGTGAAGGTGGCGTCCGCATCGGCGAGCGCGCCGGTCAGGATGACGAACTCGGCAGCCTCGTAGCCGAGAAGATCGGCGATCTGCGAGACGAAGGGAGTGTTGTCGACGACTGCCGCCGCAGGGCTGATGCCACGACGGACGTGCAGGCTGTTGTGAATATCGCGCGCCATTGCGCTTTCCTTTCCGGGAATCGTGAAGGTGAGGAAGAGAGCGGCGCGACCGGAGCCGCGCCGCCGTCGTCGATCAGGTCGAGCACTTCAGCTTGCGGATCGCTTCGGCCAGCACGATCTGGCCGCCGATGCGGCGATAGAACAGGAAGCGGATGTTGCCGCTGGTCGCCTGGGTATAGGGATCCCGCAGCATCGACATGGCGATGCGATCCACCAGCGTGTAGGCGCGGGCGAAGTCGCCGTAGGCGATCGGAAAGGCGTTGGCCCCCTCGTTCGGCATGTCCGGTACCTCGACATACGGGTCGCCATCGATGGTGTTCGGCTGGCCCTGCGCCAGGCCAGGCATCCAGATGTACTGCCTGTTGTTGTCCTTCAGCTTGCGCACCGAACCCATGGTCGTCCGGTTCAGCGCCCACTTGGCGTTGCGCGCATAGCCGCTCTTCAGCGCGTATTTGAGGGACAGCAGCCCATCGCCCTGGCCGTTCGCGTCCGCGATCGTGGCTGCCGTGCCCGAGTTGGTGGACGCGATGTCGGCATTGATCAGCCAACCCTCCGGCTTGCCCACGGCATTGCCGCCGACCACGGCCGCCCCCTCGGCCACGGCGAACTGCTCCTCGGCCTCGCCGCGGATCTCCGCTTCGAGGTCGAACGCCGTGTCCTCCAGGTTCTGGTGGCTGATGTCGATCAGGGCGAACATCTCGTGCGTCGGGATCTCGACCATGCCGTAGGCCAAGCCCGTGGTCTCGGACCGGGTCCCCTGCTCGGCCACCCACTGGGCGGCGAACTGGCCGGTGCGCTTGGGCTGCATTCGCGACTTGTTCGCCGTGGGCTTCACCGAGACCAGCGAGCGAACCGGGCTCACCAGGGTGATGCCCTTGATGATGTCGGCCACATACTCCGCCGGCGCCAGGTAGCCGCCGGTCGTGTCGTTGCTGACCGACAGTGACTTGAACTCCGCCGTCGCCCGGGCGATCGCCTTGGCCTGGGGCTCCGGCAGGTTCGGCACGCCGGTCGTGTAGGCGCCGATCACCCCGCGCGCCCATTCGTTGAAGTAGGCCTTGCGCTCGACGCGGGCTTCCTCGGAGCCCATGCCGGGTCGCTGGACCTTCAGCTGGAGCCGGTCGAGCTGCTCCTGCATCTGATTCTCGCGCTCGACTCGCTTGGCCTCCAGCGCCTCGGCGTTGACCAACTTCTGGTTCAGGCCCTCGAAGCCCGACAGCGTCGCCTCGATCCGGGCGAGCTTCTCCTCGGTCAGCGGATCGGCCTTGCCCGTGGTCTCGATCTCCCGGAGGCGCTGGTCGTTGGTCTTCTTGTACTCCTCGAAGCCCGTCATCAGCGGCGTCACGATCTTCTTGACCTCGGCCAGCACGGCCGGGAGGTCGCTGGCTTCCTTGCGCTCAAGCGCGTGCGCGCGCCCGATGGCGCGATTGTGTTCGTTCATGTTGTCCTCGGAATCAGGTGGTGCTGAAAAGACTCTCGGCCTGCCGCTGCAGGTCCAGGAGGTCGTCCATCCCGCCCTCGTCCCGAGGATTCGGATTGGCCTTGTAGCCGCCGCTGGCGATGGCCCGGGCGGCAGCGTGCGAGAACCCGCCTGCGTCCCGCAGGAAGGCCTCGAAGTCGCGAATGGTGCGGATTCTGGAGGCTGCTTTGGCGTCCTCGATGCCGGCCAGGGGGTTCATCCCCCACAGGACCGGGCCGACCTCGTAGAGCTCGACCTTTGTGATGGTCCTGACGGGGTCAGCTGCCGTCTTGCCGTAGGCCACGTCGACGGCCGAATAGGTGATCGACATGGCGTCGATCGAGCCATTGCGCAGGCCCGCCAGCAGGGTCCGCCCCCGCTCCGTGTCGATTGGATCGAGCTGACCAGCGACCTTCAGCCCATGGGCGTCTTCTTCCATGGCCGTCCAGTAGCCGACCGGCATCTTGTCCTCGGCCGCGCCGCCCAGCCCGTGCTGCCAGAGCATCTTCGGCAACTTCCCGCGGGCGTTCCAGCCAGCGAGCGAGGCCGCGAAGGCGCCTTTCACCAAGACGTCGCCGCCGTCGTCTACGTTGTCGAACACCGCGCCATAGCCCGAGAAGGATCCGGGAGGCCCGTCCTTGGCGAACTTGATCTCGAAAGGCAGCGTTGCCGTCAGTCGCATCAGGTATTGTCTCCAGCAGGCTGCAGAGCCGACCGCTCGGCCTGTGTTGCCATGTTCAGCGGCAGCAGTGGCTCTTCCAATCCATCGATCGGATTCAGGTCCTCGAAGCGGCGGGCTTCGTTCCGGGTCAGCCAGCCGTTCGTGATGCCGCTGGCATAGAAGTTGGCGCGCGCCGTGTTGTCGCCGCGCAGCAGCCCCTGCAGCGAGAACTTGGCGACGATGTCGTCCTCGTCCGGGAACAGGTCGCGCGCCAGCGACTGCTCCCAGTTCTCGATCCACGGCGCCAGCGTGTGGATGACGTGCGCCAGGAAGAAGGCCTCGGCCGACGCGAAAGTGGCCGTCTTGTCGGCATAGCCCACCATCTGCGGGAATACCTTCAGGTCCCGGCAAATTTCCTCGATCTGGAAACGCCTTGTGTCCAGGTGTTCCGAATCGACGCCCTTCATGGCGAGCGGGGTCCAGGTGCTGTCCATGTCCAGGACGGCCGTCTTGAACCGGTTCTGCAGGCCACCCTGGTACTGCGCCCAGGCCTCCTTCAACCGAGCCCGTGCCGCATCGTCCAGCGAGCCCTTCACCGACAGCACGCCGCCAGGCTGGGTGCCATTGGCATGCAGGGCCGCGTGCGTCTGCTCGGTCGCGATCGCGAGTCCCACGGCCTCACGCGCGACCTGCAGCGCGTCAAGCCCGGCCGTACCCGTCCAGCTCGGGCCTCGGAGGTGGAACACGTCCTCCCGGGGCAGCACCGTGGTGCGGCCGCCGAGATCGGTCACCCGGTAGGTGAGCATGTAGTCAGCCGCCTGCTCGATCGTATAACTGCCCGGCACCAACGGGATCAGCTCCCGCGGTGCGCCCCGGATCCGGCCGATGTAGGCGCAGCCGTTCCCGAGCAGAACAGCATGAAACATCATGACCTGCCGGAACTCGAATGACGTCATCCACTCGTTCGGCCGGCGAGACAGGAGACGGTAGGCCGGATGGTCCTTCGCCAGCTCCTTCGAGCCGTCGGTCTTCTCCCGGTAAACTTTGAGCGGCACCTGCGCGATGCCATCGGCCAGGACGCGCAGGCAGGCGAACACCGTCGATACCTTCAGCGCACTGTCGACGTTGACCGACACGCCGGCGCGCGAGTTCTGCTGGCCGAACAGCGTCGACCAGGTCAGGCCGGATACGTCGGCCGCCTTGGTCTCGCGGCGCCGCAGGCCGGACGCCAGGGAGCCGAACAGGCCACTCATCAACCGACCGCGCGGTTACCGAGCGCGATCATCAGGGTGCCGACAATCAGCAGAATGCCCGCGGTGATGAAACCGGCGGGTGGGTAGATCATCCAGGCACCGTAGGACACGAGGCCGACACCGCAGAGGCCGGCAAGGTCACGCACAATGCCGGGTACAGCCGCAGCGATGGCACGCACGGCGGTGGCGAGCAGGTTCATCATGCTTCCCTCTAAAGAACGAGCATCTCGCTCGACCGCAGATATGACCGTCCGGCGGCCTGCGGGTTCATCGCCATCAGCGCTACCGCGTTGAAGGCCGCCATCAGCGGATCGATCTTGGCCGTACCCGACGCCTGCTTCGTGATGACGATGGCATTGCCCTTGGGCTCGACCTTCGCGTTGCCCACCGCCCAGGCCATCAGTCCCGTCCCGCCATGGATCAGCGTGCCGTCGGCCAGCTTGCGCTCCGCCGCCTTGATCGCACCGGTGAGCTTCCAGCCCTGCGTGATGCCGATCACCCGGTCATTGCCGGCAATGCCGACCTCGGCCAGCGCGTCGACGATGGCGCCGACGCCAAACGGATCAAGGCCGATCGAGCCCAGCTTGCCGCTCTCATCGATCCGCTCGGCCAGGGTCGCGATCTCGGCGATGTCGTCGCCCAGATTCTGAACGATCCGCAGCTCCCCGGCGGCTTCGAAGTCCCGGAGCACCGAGGCCTCGCTCTTGCGTCGCTCGAGGACCGAACCATGGGCCCACGCCCGCGACCACAGCAGCCAGTGCCGGGTGACCCTGTCCCGTCCCAGCACCGCGAGGCCCAGCAGATCGTCCAGGCCGCCGCCGTCAATGCCGATCACCACCACCTCGCTCCGCTCAAGCAGGGCATCCAGGGTGAGCGTCTTGTCGCCTGCCCGCTGCCAGAGGTCGGCGCCGACCCATCGATCGGAGCGCAATGCCAGGCCGATCTCGATGTTGAGATGCTGGGAGGCCCAGCGACTGATCTCGCCCTGCCCCTTGGCCTTCGCCTGGGCCCAGTCGTCCTCCAGCCGCTTGATCGTAACTGACCGGTCCCGATTGGGCGTGACCATCCACCAGTTCCGCGAATCCTGCCACGCGGGCGGTTCCGACGGATCGTTGGCGATGTCTTCCGGGAATTCGTAGAGCACCGGCAGCATCGCCCCCTGTGCCCTGCCGTCCCGGATGGCGCGGGCCACCAACAGTTCCGCCCTAAAAGCCCCGCGGGGCGGCTCGTCGGACTGGGTCGTGATGAACACCAGGAAGCCCTCGGGGTTGGGCAGCAGCCCGCCCCGCAACTGGCCGATGATGCGCTCGGCCGCCGCCACCTTGGCGATCTCGTGCAGCTCGTCCAGAAGCACGCCGGTGGGCTTCACCCCGGTCAGCACCGTGGTGTCGAAGGCCTTGATCTCCAGTGTCGCCTTGGTCCGCCGGTCGGTGATCTTGCGCAGGTGCTCCTGCACGTGCAGGCGCTTCCTGAGAAACTCGTCCGGATCCTTGTCGACCATGCCCAGCGCCTGGCTGAAAGCAATGTGGGCCAGCGATACCGTCGGCGCCACCAGCAGGAACTCCGCCCGAGGCCGCTCGTTCATCAGCAGCGTCGTGACCATCAGCGCCGCGGCGTAGCTCGTCTTGCTCGACTTCTTCGGCGCCAGCAGGAAGATCTCCCGGATCATCCGCTCCCGGGACACCCGATCGAACGAGCCGTGCAGGGCGCCCACGATCTCGCGGAACCAGTCTGCACCCGCTTCCGCCAGCGCCGGCGTGCCGATCACATCTGGCAGCCGCAGCTTGTTGAAGATCGCGATCGCCCGGTTAGCCTGGCCGTGATTGAGGTGCGGCAGATCGGGCAATAGCGATCGCCCCGTCCGGATGCGTTCCCGCCAGTCCGGTACGGCAAGCGACCACGGCTCCATGTCAGTTGACCAGGCGGCCCCACTCGCTGTCGGCGCCCGCCGTCAGCGCATCGCGCTCGGCAGCCTCCTTCTTGCCCAGGGGCTCTTCCACGCGCTTCGGCGCATACTCCGACCAGCCGGCGCGCACCTTCAGCCAGAAGATCGCTGCCGACAGGCCTTCCCGTGTCGGCTTGCACGCCATGGTGAACAGGTTCTGCGCCACCTTGGCCGTAGCCTTGATGCCTCCCAACTCGATCTGGTCGGCGTAATGGAACCTGAGCGTCTTCGGGTCGATGCCGACCAGGCGGGCGATCTCGTCCTGGGGGATGCCGAAGCCCGACAGCGATTCCACGAGGTTGCGGGTTTCGTCGGTCGGCTCATGCGAGGGCCGGCCGGCGCGGGAGCGGGTCACAGTCGATGTCCTTTATTCAATAAACGAAGCAGCAAGGGGCGCCGCTTCAGCGGCGGTCCAGCATTACCGGCTTTCGTGCAAGGCAATAACGCGTGAAATCAAAACCGCGTATTCCTCCAGGCACTCTTTCAACTTTGGAGTTGCCGCTATACCTCGTTGACGACTGCTAAATTGGTCCTTGTGGATTTTGACAAGGCCGAGAGCGACGAACTGGTTTAGCGCATGCCTGATTGTCGTTTCACTAAACCCTGTCGATTTTCGAAGGTTGGTGAATGATGTCTGCTCGCTCCATGTCTCGATCAAATGCGCCAGTACTGCCTTACCAGGCGGCGTATGGATACCTGGCAAGTGGCGACGCTGCCATTCGGATAAATTCCTTACAGCGCTTTCAAGAGATAAGGCTGGAGCGGCCAAGCGCGCGTCTAAGTCAGACACTGTGTAGCCAGTATCGTGACCCCCAATAGGTATCCATTCTGTTGTCTTACTTTGCGAGCATCTCGTATTTGACGGTCTTGGACATCAAACCAAAGGGCAGAAACTCAGTCCAGTCAGAAACGCGTTCCGGTCGCTGCATGAGAAGCGCTGCCACCAGTCGTCTCCTGCCACCGCTGAACGATCACATCGACGTACCTAGGATCGAGTTCAAGCAGCCGCGCTCGCCGCCCAGTCCGCTCCGCCGCAATCATCGTCGAACCGGAGCCGCCGAAGAGATCTAGGACGATGTCCCGGCTCTTCGACGAATTCCTGATGGCGCGCTCGACCAACGCTACTGGCTTCATCGTGGGGTGCAGGTCGTTTTTTACCGGCTTGTCGAAGAACCAGACGTCGCCCTGGTCACGAGCGCCGCACCAGTAGTGATCGGCGCCGTCCTTCCAGCCGTACAGGATCGGTTCGTACTGGCGCTGGTAGTCGGCGCGGCCGAGCGTAAACGTGTTCTTGGCCCAGATCACGAAAGTCGACCACTTGCCGCCTGCCTCGCGGAAGGCTTTCTGCAGCGTGTCGAGTTCTGACGACGACATGCAGATGTAGATCGCGCCCTTGGTGACGGCGAGCATGTTGGCGCTGGCGGCGTGGAGAAGGGCTTCGAACCCCTCGCCCAGCGCATCGTTCAGGATCGGCCGGTTCTTGCCGCGTAATTTGTCCTTGGCCGAGTTGGCGTAGTTCACGTTGTATGGTGGATCGCAAAAAACCATGTCCGCCAGTTCGCCGTCGAGCAGCCGATCGACGTCGGCGCGGACCGTCGCATCACCGCACAGCACCCGGTGCTCGCCGCAGATCCAGAGATCGCCGGGCTTGCTGATGGGGTCGGCAGGCAGCTCGGGCGCCTCGTCCAGGTCGCCGTCGCTATCGGTGCCGAGCAGCAGCTTGCCCAACTCGAGTTCGCCGAAGCCGGTCAACCCGAGGTCGAAGCCCATCGCCTTGAGGTCGCCGAGCTCGACAGGCAGCAGTTCGGCGTCCCAGCCCGCATTCAGCGCCAGCTTGTTGTCGGCGATGACGTAGGCGCGCCGCTGCGCCTCTGACCAGCCGGTCGCCACCATCACCGGCACCTCGGAGATGCCGAGGCTCTGCGCCGCCAGAATGCGTCCGTGGCCGGCGATGATCGTGCCTTGCTCGTCCACAAGCGCCGGAATCGTCCATCCAAATTCCCGGATCGACGCCGCGATCTGCGCAATCTGCTCGGCGCTGTGGGTACGTGCGTTGCGCGCTGAGGGCACCAAGCCGGCCACCGGCCGACGCTCCACGCGATCTGCCGGCCACAGCTGAGTTGGCTGGGCCTCCTTCACGTGCGCCATTTCAACACCCCGTACGCGCCTGATTTGCTCATGCCGAAATCTGCGGCGATCATCGCGAATGTCGCGCCTTCACTTCGACGCTTGAGTATCGCGTCGGCCTGAGGGTGGCGCGATCGCGGAGGTCCGCGCTTCTTCTGGCCAGGTTTGAAGAAGTTGATCGGCCTCGCATAGGTGCCGTGCCGCCGCTTATCCTGCTCGTTCTCCGCCCGTGTGGCCCACCTGATGTTGCTCGCTCGATTGTTGAGCGTATTGCCGTCCCAGTGCGCAGCCTCATGCTTCGACGATGGCGGGAGTCCGAAGAAGGCCAGCGCCACAACGCGGTGGACGCCGCGCTTCGCCGACTTTCCAAGGGACACGTACAGGTAGGCGTTTGCCTTGAACAGCTTGAGGACGCGTCCCCTCAGCCGCCGACCGTCGGGGATCAATCGGTCAATCGACCGCACGCGACCATGGTCGCTGGCCTCGTAGCCGGGGTGGCCGGGGATCGGGCGCCAATCTTCCAGTACCTCCCTCGCCGCGAATCGGTGCTCTCCGCTTTCTGCCGGCCACACCAGGCCGGCCGGGGGCGCAAGCGCGGGCTTCCAGCCCGTACCTGGCAGTACGGCCGTCTCAGCGGTCATCGTTCCCCTTCAGGTAGAGGCCCGGGAAGGGCCGATTCTTGGAGGTATTGGCAGAGGGGAAAAATTCTCTGCGTGAGCCCCCGTCCGGCACACGACCCCAAAGGCTCCAAAGATTGAGGTCCCCCAGCGGGTTACATGCCATTCTTCATGTGCATTTTGCATTAGTTTTTTGATTGTAATGTAATTACGACATCTATCTTACGTTGTGTCTCGCCGTTCGCCTCGCGCGTTCGGTGACGGTTTTTTGGTTGTGGTGTGATCTGCACATCAACCGGGCATTACTTCGATCCAGCGGCGCGCCTCCGTCTTTCAGCTCGACGATGTGATCAACGATCATGCCGCGCTCGATACGGCCACAACCTGATACTTGGCATCGTCCAGCTGCCTC